GCGTGAATGCCGCTTGCAGCGTCCACCAGTTGCGATACAGTACCCGACGGTTTTACACAGGTGATAGCAGCCGACTGTGGAATACCAAGTTTCTCTGCGTACTCCTTGTTTGTATCGACGGCTACCTGACGCATCTCTTCGAGCCAGCGCGGTGAGTCTACGGATTTTGAAAGAACGGAGTGATCCATGATACCAGTCAAGGACACGCCGAGCAAACGCTCGTCCTCTGTGTTGTCTTTCCATACCTTCCTCAAGTATTTAAAATCAGTCAACGTAGACTGCATCGTGCCCAAGATCGTAGCGAGGCGTACCTTGCGCTTCAGTGAGTCGAGCGTATCACTCTCACGTACAACGACTTCCGATAGATTACAGAACTGATACGGACGCAAAATAATTTCACTACAAGGGTTCGTACCCCACATGTGTCCTGTCTCGCGTCGACCGTTACGAGCAACCTGCTTGTCAGCAGCTTCACGATTGAAGATGCCCCGCTCTCCTGTCTTCGAGTCGTACAGGGCCAGCCACTCACGCATAAACGTACCTATTTCTGGCTTACCCTTGTAAGCTACGGAGTTGTTGGCGAGTCCACGCTGACCATCACGAAAGATACCGCGTTCAGGTTCGTCGTACCACTCGCCCGTCTTGGCGTGACGCATCTGTTCATCACTTAGATTTGACAGTGAGATCAAGGCAGAGCGACGTACGCCACCTACCACAACAACCTCACCTACCTTACACATCAAGTCGTGGCACTCGATAGGAAACAGACGACGGCCCTTCGCTTTTTGAAAGAGCTTCACAGTGAATGTGAATAAATCATTGAGAGGCTTCGGCCCGGATGCACGACCACCCATCGTCTTAAGACGCGCACCTGACGGACGTATGGCAGACAAGTCCCACTTCGGAATCTGACCAGCGTAGAGAAGAGCAATAAGTTCGCGCAACGACTTCGCCCATCCGGGTTTCGAGTCGCCGACTTTGATGACCGTGTCCGTGTCATTCATCGTGTCGCTGACGATCGGCAGTTTTTCTACGTTTTCCCGTTCGACGGAGAAACCCACACCCGTGCCGCACATTAAAATGTACATGCACTCATCGAACGAACGAGGGCTGTCTACGGGTATGTAACTACAGTTGTAACCACAAATGTTATCCCGAGCGAGAGCCGGACCCGCAGTCATCATCGCACGCATCGACGGCATGATATCCTGACTCAAGATAGCTTGTTCGATGTCGAACATATCTGTGTCCGAGACTTCATACTGATGTTTTCCGCGAACCTGATTACGCATGTAGTTCGTGTAACGAGACACGGTCTCGTCCCAGTCCTCACGACGCTGTTCATCGTCGAGCCAGCGTGCGTAACGTGACTTGTGTATGAATTGCTGATACGGCGTAGGCAACATGTTATTCATCTTCTATCTCCCCTATGAGTTTATCTAAGTACCACTTCGCCTTTTCTAGGTCTTGGACGCCGTTCTTGTAACGATAGCGCCAAAGGTACTTTATTATGTTTCCTTGCAGGTAGTATTGGTAGCCTTCGTCTGTGGCGGCACGTATAGCATCGATGCACTCAACCCCTGCTTGATTGTAGTGTGGTGGATTGTTGACCATGTCTGCCGCCCAGTTAGCATTCGCTGCCCCTTGCAAACTTGCCATAGTCTCTTCTCGCATTCGTTCTTTCATGTACTCTTCGTGTCTCATTGCTTCTTCCCAAAATCTACTCTAACGACGTTCTCGTCACGCACAAGAACAAGCTCACCATTCTCCGTCTGTAGACTGACCTCTTGCTGCTGGCGCTTCACGCTTTCCATACCCGCCTCAAACACCATGTCGAAGTCGTTATGAAGCAACTCGATGACGCCGGACAGTATGACAGAACCCATCTCCTGTAAGTCTTCACTCTTCATTGTATCGTACGCTGCGATGGTGAAGCCGTCCTCTGCCTCTTTCATAATCAAGTACCATCTGTCCGGAAGAAGAGAAGCCTTCTCTAATTCGTGCTGCAAGTCACTCATTTGTACCACTCCTCTGGTATCGATCCCTCTGCCCACTCGAACTTGTTCTTCGTAGCCCAGTCTGCGTAGGTTGTCTTCGATCCCTTATAAATTTTATTACGAGAATTCAGAAACACAAAACGTATATCGAGTTCGGGATGCTGTTCCTTTACAAGAAGCATCTTCACTCGGTCGCCCTTGTCGAGATGTCCCTTCGCTTCGATGTATATGTTCGTCGAAGGGATGAAGAAGTCGGGCGTATAAGTACGAGGCTTAGGAATATAAGTCAGCTTTGTTGACTCATACTCATACATGATGCCACGGTCGGCAAGGGCACGCGCTAAGTTCAATTCGAAATTCGAACGAAACCCGGCCTTCTTGGCCGAGCTTTGTTTCATAGACGCATTCCGACGGACGCTAGTCGCTTTAGGAGATACCCGGCCAGCTTTGGGGACTGACGTTCCAGCGAAAAGCATTCGTTTGTCAAACAAGTCAGGGGGACACATACATTAACTCCTGCATTAGCTAGTCGACTTATCTTTTGTATTTGATGTTCGACTGTTGTGATGTCGCGCTTCTCCGTGTTCGGAGATACTACGCCATCCTGCGTGAAATTCTCTCGCAGTGTCAACGGTAAACCCCGCTCGTGTTGACGCAAAAAAATAATCTTACGCTCTCCACCGGAACCGATGTGGGCTTCGATGTAGACGTGATACATATCTTTGTTGAGTTCGAGAAGCTCTAGCTCGTAGTCGCGCGTAAATACATAGGCCATCAAATCTCTCGTGTCTTGAGGCGAGAGTACCACACCATCGGCGGTGACTTAGCCTGCGAGGTGACGCGGGGATGTACGGTTGCGTTAGGCCAGCAGTGTGTCTTGTACCCACACAGGCCGCACTCCTTCGGCAAGACTTTGTTGCCTGTGCGTATCACTTCACCCTTACGCTTGTACGTTTCGAACTCGTCTGTGTACGGACGGAACATAGCCACATCCGGATCACTAAGAAACTTCACACGCTTCTTCGCATCCGCAAGATACTTGTCCTTGTCTTCACCCGTCCAGTCGTACGTTTCGACTACTGCGACTTCGCCGCTCGACTTGTTCACCACGATCCAGCCACCGAAGGGCATACCCACCGCTTCTGAATACAGAAAGCCCTGCATGATGTAGCCAAAGGGATCGTCCGTCTTCATAGCCTCGTAGCCGCCGAAGCCGGTGAACTTGTTCTTGAAAGCCCAGTCACTTGCTGACTTGATGTCCCACACCTTCTCGACACCTGCGCCGTCACGTATGATGACATCAAGCGTGCCAGTGATGTGATGCCCGTCGAGATCAAGTTCGACTTCTCGCTGATAGTCGACGATGTCGATACCGGCTTCGCGCATGACAAGCATCATAACGGCCTCTGTGATGTCGCCGTACAGGAAGCGCATGATGCTGTTGTACTGCATCGTCTCTTCGATGCCGTGCTTGTCACACACCTGTTGACAGAGAGGCTTTCCGAGTCCGGACATGCGTATGCGATATTTACGCTCTCGTCCACCTAGCTGACCTATGACAGCCTTCTTACAATCTTCAACAAATAAATCGACGTTATCCGGGGAGAGGGTTGTCTCCCCCCGAATAACTTTTGTCATGTAGTCCTGAATATTAAGCAGCATCTGCATCTTTGAAGTCCGCTGCGAGATCGTAGTCTTCATCCGCAAGCTGCTTCTTCGACGCTTCAACATGCTCCTTCATAATCATATCGTTGTGGCCGTTGATGGTCTCTTCGAACTTCATCATCAACTTCTTGTCCTCTTCATTGAGAGGCACGGTGCCTTCGAGTGTCGGCACAGGGGTCCAGTAAATCACACTGCCCCGCTTGTTCTTATGCGTGCGCAACAAGACACGACACTGACACATCAGCTTGCTCTGGTTCGACAGACTGCTGATAAAGTCAGAGATAGGCTTGAAGCCTGACTTTTTGAAGTACGCAACGAACGGCTCTTCAGACAACGCGACGGGATGCCCGGCCTCGTCCTTGAAGTCACCGCTAATCTTCCCGTAAATCACCTGATTACAGACGACGCTCCGAGAAAGCAACACACGCGGATCACCCTCATCGAGTGACTCTTCTTCGTCACGTGACAGGCGTCCGCACTTATTACCCCCGGTGCTGTCAGGGAACGACGCACGCAAGTCTGCGGTCTGAACCGACTTCGAAGCGAACCCGCCCCGTCCGTCGTTCATCTCCGAGTCCCACATACTATATTCAAACCGGCGCATTAAGGGCTGGATCGTCACCTCTTTCGCATAGATAGTGCGACCGTCGACCATAATCTTCCAGTCCCCCCTCGTAAGTGGCTCTCCCTCATTCGATTCCTGATCGTAGTTGATCCCTAAACGAGGCAAGCCGACACGCTCTTTCGGTGTGTTGTCTGCCTGTCCCGTGAGGCGCATGATCTCCTTCAGGTCATCACCGCCGAGTATTTCTACCATTTCTGTCCCATCCATAGTCCTTCTCCTTTGTGGAAATATAGGGTGTATGATATCTTATAGTTCTACTTCGTGTAAGTCAAGCCAGTTTTTTCCCATCTTCAATTCTATGCCCACTGGCATGTCGTACGCCAATCCGTAACGACGCATAGTCTCGAACGGCAGCGATAGCATCGCGTGCTTCATCAAGTCGATGCACGTATTTTTCTCGTCCGGATGGACATCCATCACGATAGAGTCGTGGACGGTGTTACAAATCACGCTGCGTATACCTGCACTCTTGACAACATTGTGTAATGAAACCAACGCGATAGGTAGTAAGTCAGCCGTGGCGAACCCCTGCACCGGGTAGTTGCATATCGCCGTACGATTTGTAGCCGTGCCGTACTCTGTCCAGCGTGCGTCGGGGAAGGCGTATTCCCGACCGGACGGAAGAGAGATGACGCGCTTTGTGACAGCCTGACGCTGTAGCTCTTCGTGCCACTCTGTCACGCCAGCATACTTGTCCTTAAACGCAGCGTAGTACCGCTTCTGATCTTCCGTGCCGGACGTACCGCCGTACAAAGGCTTGAACGTGTGAGCCTTCGCCTCTTGTCGTGTGCAACCGATGACTGACGCTGTGTAATTGTGAACATCAACAGAGTTCTTTACATCGGTGTACGCTTGCTCGTCCTTCGCAAGGAAGCCTGCTACACGAAACTCTAGCTGCGAGTAGTCCCCCTCAAGAATGTAACCACCACTGAAGCGACTTTCGACGACCTTACGTATTGCGAATGTCGAACCGCGTGGCATGTTTTGGAAGTTCGGATTGCGAGACGAAAGCCTGCCCGTCGCCGTAACACACTGCATGAATTCCGGATGGATGAAACCCTTCGAGTCCACATTGTTCTTTATCCCCTCGACAAATGTGTTGAGGTAGGTACGCAAGGCGTTGTACCGCACGTACGACTCCACGAACTCGCGACCGTCTCCCCGTAAGTCATCACGCCGTTCGTCGAGTGTGTCCTTGTCCGTACGAAACCCTGCCGCCGCCAAGTCATACGTCGTACGAGGCAAGAGCTTAAACCCTGCGACCTCACCAGTCGACTTATATATCACACCCGCCCCGCCGCAACCTTTACACTTACGGGAGACTTTACTCGGTGTGCCATCCTTACGCACGGGACGGTTCTTTCCGTGACCGAGACAGCCAGCGCACCGCTCTGCACGGGTCTTGTAGACAATCTCTGTCAGGCGACCGACGTTACGATTGAACTCCTTGCGTGACATACGCCGACGCATCTTGGGCTTGACTGTAGCGCCACGCCGCTCCGTGCCTAAGTTGAACGTCGCTGCCCACTCCTGCTTGTTTGTAACGCGACGAGAGTACAAAAGCATCGACCGATCATCCGGACTCGCAAGATTGACAGGCGTGTCACCCACCGCGTCTTGTGCGAGTTCCTTGAGGCGCACCTCTAGATCATCCATCTCTTGCTGGTACGATCGCTCGATCTCTTCGAGTGTGTCGAGGTTTATCTTCAAGCCCTCTTGTTCGATAGACGCGAGGGCGTCCGTCATCTCAAAGGACAGGCGCAGTGTCGGGACTAGCCCATTTTTTGTCTGCATAAATATCTCCGTATGTGGTGCCAAAGGCATCTAGCTGTTTGAGGGCTATCTCATGTGTAGCAAGTACGTCAGCCCGTCCGTACTCCTCGATCACCTCCCACGGTATGTCGTAGAACGTGACCCCCTTCTCAAGGTACGGCGCAACCATGTCTTTCTCTTTCTTGGTAACGTCATACTTTTCTGCAAGAGCAGCAAGTCCAAGAGGCCAACGCCTCGCTCGTGATAGAATATACTCCGCAACCATCGTATCATAAACTTCACCCTCGTACACGAACCCACACGCACGTATCCACTGTAGGTCGAATTTGATGTTGTGACCCACAAGAATGTCACAAAAGTTCAAGGCGTCTTGAAATCTTGTGAACGCATCAGGAGTGGGTGGCTCAGTCGAGTGCGAGTAGCAGTCATAATACATGTACGGCTCACGTATCCAGCGCCATCCTATCGATACAAGGCGGTTGCCAAAATATGGTAGGGGGGTACTGCTGCCATTCGCTTTGGCTGTGTGCGTCGTTTCTACGTCGAATACGATACCGTTCATTCTTGCTCCTCGAATCTCAAGCGTGCGAAGAACTCCGCAAACTTGTATATCTGTTCTTCGCTTAAGTCAGGCCACCGCTTCCGTGCGGCCAAATACTCTTCGTCGAAGAGACGCTTGAGTATCTCTTCATTTTCTTTTTTAACCATCAATAATATACTCCTCTGCGTACGTCGATCTGTGAGTTGATCATGCCGTGGTAGCCGTTCAGCTTGTTCTTCGAGATACAGATGTGCCGTACGGTGTTCTCTACCTCACTCGATCCGGTTTTGCCGATGCCGATGATGATGTCCGCCTCACCCGCCTTGCCCGTGCGTGAGTTGTCGAGCATCGAGTAGTCAATAAATTGACGGTCGTGTGCCTCGTAGCTTGCCTGACTGACAGCCCACACAAGACACTTGTTACGCTTTGCTATCTCACGCGCAAGGACGTACGTTTGCTTGAGGCGCTCGTCGCCACGATTGTACTCACCACCGATACGAAACTTGTCTAGCTGATCAGCGAAGATGATGTCGGGCTTGTTGAGCTTGGCGTAGTCGTCGAGTTCTTCGATAGACGTACCCACCGAGTCCATGATCGTCAGGTAGGGTGCTATCTCCTCTGCGTAGCGACGTACGAAGTCCTCACGCATCGGGCCACGCATTTCTGACTTGAATACAGCGAAGTACGACTGTGCTATACGCAGCATGATTTTCTCTGCCGGTTCCTCGTTCGCCCAGTATGACACTTTGAAGCCTTGTCGGACGTACGACGCCGCAAGAAACGAACAAAACGTAGTCTTGCCCACTTCCGGACGCGCGAACAGGATACCTAAGTTGCCACGGTCGAGTCCGGGCAGATGTTCACGTATCAGTTCGAATTCGAAAGGGAAGTCGGGATCACCCACCTCCTCGTCGATCAGGGCGTCGAGATCGTTCGTGACGACACGATACGTCGTCTTGTCAGAAATCCGACCATCTTCGATAACGTCAATAATCTGACGCAGGGCACCAAAGTCCTCACTTTCACCCGTAAAGATTTCGATAGCCTTCTCACCTATCTGACGCGCACGATCACGCAGCCAGAAGTTGTTGACCAAGTCGAGATAGAGGTCGTGCTTGTCAGGGCTACCCGGTTCTAGGGCTGTGATCAACTCGTGTGCCTTCTCGCGTGCCGAGTCAGGCATCGCCGGATTGCGGTCGTTGAAAAGGGACAGTAATTCTGCCGTAGTTAGGGTGGCGGCGTATTTTGTATGTGAGAATACGATTGCATCGTACACGTCTTTCATCTCGCGCATGAACATATCCCTGTCGAGTATGTTCGACACCTTCGTGAAAAAGTCGATGTCGAGGCAAAACCCCAACACCTGTACGTCAATCGAGGTAGGATCGTATGAACTCATGTCGTTGTGTCCTTTCCATGTTCTTCAAGTCCGTCCGTAAAACCATCAGGCGTGTCGGAACGTGCGTGTGTAAAGTACGCACCATCCCGATTGCCTTGTCCGTAGCGTCTTTGTCGAGTGCGACGAATACTTTTTCGTATCGTTTCAACACATCTATGTGCTGCGGAAAAAGATTAGTCCCTAAGATTCCCACCCCCGTGACAATACTACTAATACTGCAAGCACTAGCACAATCTTCAACAACACAGGCCACAGATGAATTTGTGCCAGAAATAAAAGGACTTCTACTTGATCCATAGCGATACCACTTAGGTGTTCGAGCATCTAACGATCTCCCTGCTGCATCTACAACTTTCTTTCCGTCCCGTATCAAGAACACCACACGGTTCATTCGAACATCGTAACGCAAGTCTACGGCCCCGGCGAGGTACGCATCGTAAGCCCCCACCCTGCGTAGATAGAGTTCTGCGTCGATGCTTCTACCGACCGATACGAACGTATCCGGCATCTCGAATTCAGAAAAAGTATTGGTAATGGAAAGAGGTTGTTGTTTAGGTGTGAATATGTCTTTCGACGTATCCCTCGACAACGTCACCCCCGTTCGGCCCGACACGTTACAATCCGCATGAAAACAGTACCATAGCCGCTGTAGGCCGTTGTCCGTCACAGAAAACGTATTCCGTTTTCCGCAGACTGGGCAGTCGGAGCGGTATTTAGTATTCGATACGATGTCGAGTCCCTCGACGTACGATTTGAGCCACGTTGGTGATTTCATGTCGGCGACAGTAAGGGACATCGGTAACTCGGTCAAGGACATTTTTCGTTTGACAAGCCCAGCTACGCTTACTAACCTATGTATAATACCCCTTTAGGGATACTTTATTATGTCTAAGATAAATAAAATTAATCCGATAGCTAAATCCTTAAGGGATGATAAATATCGTAACAAGGTTGTACCTGACAAACGAAGAAAGAAACTTGAAAAGGAACAACAAAAAGAGATGAAGGATGGCACGACCAGCAAAACTCGATGAACCTACCAAACAGTACAAGTTGTTGATGACCGTCAAACAGTACGACGTACTCAACAGACACGCAAAGATGTTACAGAAGACTAGCAGAGAACAGATATCTGTAGCTGATGTCATACGCGAATCGATTGACATCTACATCGACGCGATAGAGGAGACAAATGGAAACGACCGTAGCGTGGGTCTTGTTGCTGATAACAGCGTACAGTAGCGACGACTTCGATTTCGAAAAAGTAGGCGCGTACGACACGATAGCAGAGTGTCACGTCGCAGCGACCCAGACCTTCTGGGAAGTGCTGCCGACGAACACAGAAGTAGTATGTATACGCACAGAGGGATTTGTCGATGAAACGAACTTTCCGTAACAGGAAGGGTGAACACCTTGTGCCTGAAATTGTTGAGTCGGCAGGACGGTGGGAGGTGGTGGCACCCCTGTCGTCTGTACGCTTAGGCGAGACGCCACGCAGCGGTGTGAAATCACGACACAACACAGACTACCCGAAGTGGTCTACGGTGTATGTGGCACGATCCGAACGCGACTGCAAAAGGTGGCTTGACAAGTGGCGCAACGCCGTCTATAAGCTGTGTATTCCGTACGAAGTGCGGTAGTTCTCCCATTTGTTGTTGGTAGCAAATGTAAGCGGGGCTGGTCTTCATCGACTGGCCCCGTTTTTTGTGCTTGACGGTGATGTGTGTTATGTGCATAGGTAATTAGTACAACGTCAAACAGAGGAGATTGACACAGTGAGTAATCATCAGAACGAGATGACTCTTGAGCGCTTGTACGACGAGGCCATCGAAGAGT